TCACATTGCGGGAATAGCTCAGTTGGTAGAGCATAACCTTGCCAAGGTTGGGGTCGCGAGTTCGAGTCTCGTTTCCCGCTCCAAAATTTGTTGTTAAAAATCAATAAGCTGAAAGATTCTATTAATCTTTCGGCTTGTTTTTTATTGTCGATAGGTCAGCTATGACTATTCAAAATAGTCATATTTCACATTAAAAAACGCTTTATATTTCCGTGCCGCCGCCAGAAAAGTGGGTGTCATTTGTACATCTTCAATTTTTGTCGGCAGTGCGCCACCATGAAATTTGGAGTGTTAAAAATGCAGAAACCGACCCGTCGCGGCAACGCTTGGCGTATTGAAGTTAGATTCAAAGGTAAACGTTATGCAGCTACTCGTGATACAGCGAGTGAATGCGAACAGTGGGCCGCAACTAAACTATTAGAATTACAATCTGAACAACCGGTTTCAGAACCTGAAAAAATCCATATCTCTTTTCAAGCCCTTTTTGATATGTACTATCAGGATGAAGGCCGCAAAATGAAAAGCGCCCGCTTAATTGTTCAAATGCTTAAATGCCTAAAGAAAAATTGGGGCCAACTAGCTGATGAGTCTATTCACGACCTAACCCCTGCTTTAGTCAAGCAATGGCGTGATAAACGTCTAAAGCAAGTTAAAGGTGCAACAGTCATTAGAGAAATGGCTATGTACAGTTCAGTTTTTGACTTTGCACGAAAAGAACTATTTTTAACTAAAGAAAATCCATTTAAAGAAATTACTAAACCCTCTGCACCACCACCAAGGCATCAACGTGTTAATCAGGACCACATTGATACAGTAATAAAAGGTTTAGATTACGAATGGGGTAAAACACCAACGCAGCCACGACATCGTGTTGCATGGTCATTTCTATTTGCACTTGAAACTGCAATGCGTAAAGGCGAAATCCTTAGTGTACAGAAGCCTTTAATTTTTTCGGATTTCATCCGGTTGTTAGATACCAAGAATGGTTCTTCTCGCGATGTGCCACTAACAGCCAAAGCAAATGAGATGCTTTCTTGGTTACCAGAAGACCTAAACGATAATCGAATGGTTCCACTTACATCGAATGCCTTTAGGCTAATTTGGCAGCGTAATTTACGCCGTGTTGGCTTAGATGGCGTTATTACTTTCCACGATTCACGACATGAAGCAATCACACGCTTTGTTCATGACTATCGTTTGCCTGTTGAAATTCTCGCAAAAATTACAGGTCATAAAACAATTAGCGTTTTAGTGAATACTTATTACAACCCGACTGCATCGGAAATAGCCAAGATGTTAAATGCCGCATAACAAAAAAGCCCCATAATTGGGGCTTTATCTTTGGACAGGTTGCTTCTTATCAAAATGCCACCATGTCTTATTATAATAAACTTCATCACGCAGAAAGTTAACTTTTAACTCATTGCCGTTGTAGTCAAACATCTTTGTAACTTCGCCATTTTTGTCAAACTCTGCCAGTAAATCAATCATTTTAGAGTTTGCTAAGTCGTGAACCTTAATTAACTCTTGTTTCATCTTCTAAACTCATAGTGCTTTTACGCACAATGATACTTGAATGTTGTTATTAATAGAATGTGCTGTGCATCCCGAAAACAAAATGCACAGCACACTTAAAAGAAGCGCAAACTTGGTCCGTTTGCAGTGAAAGAATTTCATGTCAGAAACAACTTCTTTTCAGCTGCTCGACGGTTCGCTAAACCTTTTATCACTTTGCCGTTGTCATACACCCATTTATCAAATTGATTGGCCGCGCCCGCATAATCTTGTTCATTTAATTTTTTTAACAAGGTACTTTTAGAAAAAGCCGTTTCACCAATGTTGTATACAAGTGAGGCTAAGGCATCAAATTGGTTTTGTGTTGGTTGAAATTTTAAATAACGATCAAGACAAGCATCTACCCATCCACAATCATTTTTCAGCCACTCTTCAGCTTCAGACATCGTACACATGTCACCCTTCTTAACACGCGTACCGTTTGGATATTTAATTGTTCCATATCCAATCGTCCAAACCCCTCCTGTATCTTGATAGGCTTTTGGCATAAACCCTTCAAACGATTTGATGAGTTTGTACCCGTTTTCAGAAATATCGCGAAAACCAGTAACAGCGTTATCTAGGTTATAACCGATGACTTGAGCAAACGTTTCAAGGCCATTCATTGCAATAATTGAATCGCCTGCGGTAATTTGATCTTTTTTAAGTTTACCACCAGACATCGCCCGTAGCCATGAATAAGCTTGTGCCACTTGTTCTTTATAATCTACTGACATGTGCAATCCCCTATTTGAATAAAGCTTTGAATGCTTCTTTTATTTCAAAGATTAGTTCGCTCATGGTTTTACCTTTCCACAACCTAATCGCTTGATACCAAATACCAATTAAGAGCATCCCGAACACTGCAAAAATCAGCATGATAAAACCATGTGTCATTGGGTGAAGATTGCCTAAATCTTGATATTCAATAAAAGCTGAACCGCCGTATAAGCTGATAGTGATGCTGATTGATAATTTCAAAATGACACTAAGGTTGATTTTTATCTTGCCTTCAATGTCGATATCACCACTTAACATGAGAGCAAAAATGCCGCCCATGACTGCCGCCCAGATTTTAATTACCCACGGCAATGATTTAATAGTTAAAGGGTCGTTCATTTTTGCCACCAAGTTAATGTTTTCATTATTTTATTGATTGGTGTTACTTTAGTATCGAAATCTGTTGACAGTAAAAAGCCCCGAACTTAACGGGGCTTTTTTATATAATTATTTAGTTAATTAGAAAAGATCCACATGGATACCTGCATTATTCCATAAACTGCTACTATCTGAACTTGTCAGACCAAGAATATCGACTACCCGATTTTTAATAATTCTAGGTTTTCCATAATTTTGGGTGTTCCAGTTAAATACATAAGGGTTTGCACTATCCCTTCTTTGAATCCGAATAGTATAAATGCCTGCGGTTAGTGCTGCACTACTAAATATAAAGTCAACATCAACGCTAGAAGAAGTGTTAATTGAGATGTTTGCACTTGTGGCAACTATCGCTCCTGCTTCATTTAATAATTCTGCAAAGGTAGATGTGCTTACCCCAGTCATTCTCATTCGAACTCTACTAAAGGTAAGCCCAACCTTTAAAGCAATTTTAACATCTATGTTTGTAGCTGAAGCATTAAGTGAATATTCACCCCAAGCCAAATTGGAATTTCTGAAAGTTTCGCGCTGCGCATTAATGGCATTCAAAGCTGAGTAAGGACGTTTTTTAAATTTTCGAACATCAAAAATCGTGCAAGGCTGTGTGCTTGCATTATGTATATCAACAAAAGAGGATACCGATATTTCGTCACCATAATCAACAATTGACGGATACCCTCCAAAACCTATTTGGTCATTAGCTACTAAAATATTTGCTGTTGAATACCATGCTGTTAAATTCTGAGTGGCAAAGGTTGATAGTACAGCTCTGGCAGGGCCTAATGAACTAATCATAAACAGCTCTTCTTTAGTATTAAGATAAGGCTCTACAGCGGGTGCATGCACCTCACGCCCCATATTAGTCGGAGTAGACCAATTAACAAGGCCTTCTTTGTCATATGTCCATGCGAATTTACCTTGAACACCAGTGCCCATCCTATAGAAAATAACCATCCTGTCATCAAAATAACAAATTGTTGGTTCAGCAGCTGCACTTGGTTCAAACGTTTTAATGAGGGCTAAAGAGATAGTTGTTGTAGCTAGAACATCAAAATTAGAGGTTGATCTATAAATGTTAATCGAACCATTAAGTCCATAAGATGCAGTTATTAAACGCCCCGATGGAGAAATAAGTGTATTGCCCCACACAAATTGACTTACCCCAAAATCTAACTTTCGATTTGATTCAACGGTGTAGTTTGTAGCGTTGTATGTAATAAGCCAACCCTCATAATTAATACCGTCATAAATTACGTACTTAATTAGTAATCGGTTCCCAAACGAAGGATGAATACAGACATTGACATCTCGAACATCTTTTCCTGTCACTGGGGTAAATAAGACAGACTTTGAAATGGGGTTGCTTGCTTTGGTCCGATCAATTATATAAAGAACGAGGCTTGAAGGCGTAATAGCATCGCGAAAGTGATCTTTGCCGGTTCTAACTGCAATAAATTCTTTACCAAATAGCGTAGCAGCTCCACCAAACGCAGTATAACGTTCTGACTCTCCATCCTTTGTTAAATGATCATCAAAAACATCTTCTAGTGTAATTTGGGCATCATTGTAAAAATAACTACCGCGTCTTTGTTCTGGCAAAGTGATGTATGAACTAGAAATATGTTTTAATTTACCCCCACCAAAAAAATTTTGAGTATTAAAATTAGCATTATCCACATTGAAAGTTGTACCTGTTGGGATTTCAATTTTGATGCCTTTTGTTTTTGCATAAGTATCCGCACCTTCAAAAAAAAGCGTACTATTACTTTGAGAGTCTAATGCACCAAAATCGAATACAGTTAGATTTTTAAGATTTAGTTTTTCCCAACCTTTTACGATTGTTGCATTGTCATCTTCTGAAACCCTTAATTGATTATATTTAAATAACCCACCGCCTAAGTTCTCTTCTGTGTGTTGTACAACGTTGACAATCTGTGTGTTTACCCTAGGAACTAACGTCCTTAAATCCGAAATTTTTGATATTTTTTGTATCGTTCTATCGTTTATTTTATCTTGAGTATCAACACCATCTACTACAAACTTAGAAGGCAATCCTGTTACTGGTTGTCCAGTAATCGCACTAGCAATTCCATCAATATATGCTTTTAAATCGGCTTCACGCTGTATCGCCAATTGATCATAATCAATATCAGCCAAAATACGCGCTTGAGTCTCAAAATCAACTAGATGCTTCCACTCTTGTAGAATAGCTGTAAGCTTATCTAGTGCGCGTTCAATAGCATCGGGATAGAAATTGTCGTAGTTGGTAATATCCAATAACTGGTCAACAGGTGTTTTACCCGCAATATAGAAGAATGTTTGAGCATCTGGCGCTTCCACAAAGGTGACATATCCGCCCAACTCATCTTGGTTAATAGTGACTGCATATTTTGATTCATCTAGAAATTCAAAATCATTTTCAACTTTTACTCGTACTGCTACACCTGTCTCATCTTCTTGATCGAAAACTCTAAATGTAAAATCAAACCGTGTATTAACCCCATTGCCAACATAAAGTTGACTGAGCCGGTCGGTAACTTGAACTGTCATAAGCTCACCAATAAAAAAGGCCGTATTCTCTACAGCCAATTTTAGGTAAGCTTACAAATAATAGGAGGGTTACATGTCGGGGCGTGTCAACAGGTGATTATGTAAAATAGTTAGAAAGCCAAATCTAAAGCTTCCTCTTCAGTATCCGCAAAACCCACAATAACCAAGCCCAAATCTCGTATTCCTTCCCATAGTAATTTATTGCTCGACTCATCGTAGGTATAGGACTCTACGCCTACAAACATCTCTTTATCGCTTGTGAAAACCACATAAGCGTTTTTTGAATCGCTATTACCTTTCTTAGCTAGAAAAGTCTTGTAGCCTAATTCTTTAATGACTAGATAACTCATGTTAAAAACTCCGTAATTTGATTAGATATTGAACTATTCAAATTACGGAGTCAACTATAAATTTTAGGCAAATTATTGTTAAATAACGATAAATAACAGTTGTTCATGCTACATCATTACTTATCATCTTCAGGCGCATGCTTCCCTGTAATAGTTCCGCGGGTTGCATCATAAATGCTTTCGGGCGCTTCTTTCTTGCCTTGTGCAATTGCAAGCCAATAACCAATTGGTTTACCAAGTGTCGCAAATGGGATGCCTGTAGCAAGCGTTGCTGTGTTCAACATGTCTTTAGCCGCCTTACCTTGGTTTACTTCCTTGTCTTCACTCAACGCACGTTTTGCATGTTGAATTAATGAAAGGCTACTTTCACCAACACTAAACACTGGTGAAGCAGTATATCGGTCATTGATAACGTTATCGTCAGTATTGCTAATTGCAGCGTTCAATACGTTACCTGCATAAGGTACAAATGCTGCAAGCATCTTGATCTGTGAAAGCGCAAGCTTTGCAGATAGGTCATCCCATTTATTATCGTCATCGTCTTCATCCTTTAAGCCGCCTGCAAAAATTACACTTAGCAATTCAGATAAAATTGACGGAATGGAAATCATCATTAGGGCTACATAGGCCAAACGTGGAGAAGCTTGCACCCAAGAACCGTTGCTTGCCTCAAGCGCTAACTTAGCTTCAGAGCTCGTTGTGTTCCAAACCATGTTGAACCAGTTATAGAACATTAAAAACATTCGTTTCGCAGGCGTACCGCGTTCTAAATTAGATATGCCCTCTGGTGACATATCTGTCATGTATTGACGAATTACCGCATCAGCTGCGTGTACAGCATCGTACTGGCCCATGCCCTGCTCTGTGTAATGGTTAAATGCTGCTTGCCAAGAAATCATTTCCATTGGGCGTTGAATCGTTGTCTGTAAAACATAGGCATGTTTCATAGTGAAATCTTTCACCGTTTGGATTGTACCTTTTTGAAAAACAATTTCGTCCACGGCATAACGATATTCATCGGCTGCACGGTCAAAACGAGTTTTCATGAAATCTGACATTTCCATGATGTTGTTTGCCATGTCTTCACGCGTTGCCACAGAAGTAAAGTAATGTGCCTGTGCTTTTAGTAATTGATTAGGCGGTACCGCAACAGCAACTTGCGTAAAACCTGTGAACTGTTCAATAGCGTTTTTCAAGTTACCCGCCATAATTGCAATACCAGTATTACGACGCAACACGCGGAAAATATTATCTAGCAAGCTGACACCTGAGCTTTCGTCGACAGTCTGACTGGCAATAGCTTTAAGCCACGGGTTAAAAATTTGCTTCACACCGAACGGCAAGACACGTTCAATTTCATTTCGGAAATCTTTATTCAGCATTAAACGACCAATTTGACGAATCTGTAATTCAAGATGAATGTAACGCAGCTCTTTATCCAAATGACTCGGCAAGCGTGACATATCAAGTTCAAGCTGATCGTGGTAACGGTCTGCACGTGATTTTGTGAAGTTCGCGCCAGTTGTCGCAATATCCAAGGCTTGCAAGTTGTTTTCAGCTAAATTTTTATCTTGAATACGGTCTTGTTCATTTGAGCGAATGCGGTCGTAAGCAGCAGGCACATAGCCGCCTTCATATTCGCCGAACGGTGTGCTCACTGGTGTACGAGGTAACTCATCAAAATAGCGACCGTTAATTTTCTTATGTGTGATTTGTGCTTGCTCTTTGTAGCGGTCAAATAGATTCCAAAGCTTTTGGATAGTATCCATATCATTTTTGGTAATCACATTTTCATTAATCATACGGCCAAAGAATTTATCCCACGCGCTGAAATCAACAGAGCCATCTTCTAAACGTTCGCCCCATCCATATCCTAAAACTAAGCGCTCTTTGTTGCTCATATTGCCTGTATGCAAAATCGCATGCAGCAATGATTGCTTGCCAACAAATGTAAAGTTATTTAATTCAGGCGCAGCGATTTTTGAATTATCGAGTTTGCCAAAACCTTCAAACGTTTTTACAACATCTTCAAGCATCTTGGCCTTTTCAATACGATATTTAGCTAAAGCATCTTGCATAGGGTTAATTAAATAATCACGGAATTTACCCGTTGGCCCGCCGTCTAACCACGTTACCACCTGGTCAACACGTTTTGCAGATGCACCCAATTCCATGAATTTAGCTTTGAGTTCAGCAGTTTTATCTTTACCTAATAAATCACGCTGAATTTTCTCAATGCTTTTCTTACCTCCCGATTGCTGTATAAGTTCCTCACGGACCTGTTCACGCTCAAAGGCTTCATTTGTTGTATGCCAAATTTTGTTTTCTTTAGATCGATGCCACAATGTTTCGACCGCAGCCATTACCGCATTGAATTGCTCAAGGGTTAATTCACGGTAGCTTCGGTTTTCAGGTAATGCGCCGATGTTTTGGATTTCAGCATACGTGGTCGGGTCGTACTTACGAATCAATTCCAATTGGTGTTCATAATTTGTAGATTCACGGCCTAAATCGTATTTACCCAAAATGCCGCGGGCCGCAGTCACAAAATCAAAATCACGGTTTTTAGATAACTTCTCGTTATTGCCGAAAATCTTTTTCACTAAGTCTAAGTGTTTTTGAATCTGGTCTTTTGCGTCATAGCTGTATTTGGTCGCATAGAACTGTACCAACTGATTACGCTTGTGGCGAGCCGCTTCTACCGTTTCGCCCCTACGAAATGCATCATTCGCCATACGCCCTAAACGGGCATCATCTTGCGCACGGACATGTGGTCGAATGTCTTTAATTTTTTGACGTTGCACAATATCTTGAGCAACTGTTTTTGCTGCTTCATTCAAAGCAGACTTACGACCAAGTAAGCCGTTTAATGCTGCCATTTCAGCGGATAGCATACGAGCGCGAACATCGTTATGTAATGCAGCTTCAACCGCTTCAACAATGCTTTGCTGATCGTAGAATTCAGAATATTGCACAGCCATGCGCGCATCAGTGAGCTCATCAATTTTTTGCTTAGGACTTGGTGAATTGAGTAAGTCACGAATTAAAGCGTCACCGCTTTCATAACCGAACATCTCAGCAACTACATCGGGATTTTCTCCTCCACGTTGTGCAAAGCCGTATGCACCTTTAGAAATGCTTTGGTAAATTTCGCTGTCTCGTCCGTACTTGGCTTCAATCCAATCAAGGGACAACTTACCCTTTGTCGTGCGCCCTTCTGCATAACGTTGCAGTAAATCCATATCTTGAGAATAATCTAAAAGCTCAGGGTCAACTTGATTTGAATATTGATTAATACCGCGTAACTGGTCCGCAAACTTATCTTCAAGTTCGCGTGTATCAAATTTGCCGTGTTCATCTAAATTTAAATACCCTTCTTCGCTAAGCTTCTCAGCCATTGATTCGATTGACAGGCCTTTTACTTTTGACTTTGAAGAGCGCACAACAGGCTTATTGCCGACACCTGATTTTGTTTTGGCAGCTTCATCAATACCCCAAGTGCTTTCGACCTCATTGGCATCAAGCCCGCCGAACTTGGCAATAGCTTCAAAAAGGTTATCTTGATTTGGCTCAACCTTGGTTGAATCACGTTTAGCAACTTGGTCAAGTGGTTGGCGTAAAAATGCCATAGCTTGATAAACAGGTTGTTGGGCAATTTCCTTTGCCATTTCTTCACGAACGGCAGCGCGCTTTTTATCTGCTTCTTTTTGCAATGTTTTCATATACTTAGATTTCTGCTTTTGGTACCAAACCATATTGCGCAGAGATTTTTGCTCTAAAGTATTTATAGATAATTCTGTAGCAATTTCATGATCTTGGCGCATTTCGTCATAATCTTTTGGCGAAATACCAAGACGCATTGCGTCATCTTGATGGATTAGCATTTCGAGATTTGAAGCGGCTTGAGCTTCAGCAATGGCGCTTGATGATGCAAGCATACGGTCCATTACGCCTGTGATATCCGCATTCAATTCTGCACGGTCATTGATGCCCATAAACTTTTCAATGTTCCGGTACACAGCAATCATGAATTGTCTGAAGCGGTTAAAAACTTGCTTTAATGACGCGCTTGGTGCTTTACCCGTAAAGACATACTGTTCAAAGGTTTCAGCAAATTTTTCATGAACTTCTGTTTTTTCTGCATCGGTGAAAAAATCCCATTCGCCCAAATCAGTTGTTTCTGGTGATGCCCATTTCATCACTGTTTCCATGTCTTTAAGGACTTGTACGGGCGCATCAAGGCTAAGAGCAATTTGCATATTCATTTCTAAGAAATGATGCCCAAGCTCATGCACAAATGTTGAAAAGTCTGCATTCTTGCTTAGAACGATTGTTGAACCATCTTGACCAATGCTGAACGTAATTGAACCGCGAGTACCGCCGTTTGCTTGATTGTATTTACGACCGTTTGGTGAACGGTACATACTTTCAGAAATTTCATAATCTTTATTACGGCCCTTGTTTTCAACAAAGCCGAGTTGTTTATAAAAATTGGTTAGTCTGTTTTTATTGCCCCCAAAGTCAGAACTTGGAGTAAGTGCAATCGTCTTATTTTGGGAGTCAGCATAATTAAGAATATCTTGCATTGCTTTAGTACCAGTGCCTTGATTGCGCACAGATTCAGGTACAACGATTTTATGCAATGAAAGAACGTTGCTTGATTGACTGCCTTTTAGACCTAATTCAATTCCATATTGTTTTTTAATGCCCTTAACAAAATCATCTATTGAGATAGCTTGTTCAGGTTGAGCAGCTTGATTAAATGACGTGCCTTTATCTGTAGTCGGCTCATCAGCAATACGGATTGGGTAACGGTCAAAAGCTTCTTTTGCACTTATGCCGAGCTTATCACCGAGGGTAGAGTAAAACGCAGAAGTTAATTCGCCCGCAGCGCGATTATATTTTGCGGTGAAGGTACCAACATTAGCCAACTGCTTTTGTACTTCTGTTGCTACTAATTCTTTCGCATCTTCAGCATTTTCAAAGCGCGCTTGCTCAGACATAAATACATCGGCTTCTTGCTGCATTTGTTCTGTAGTTTTAGCAAGGTTCTCTTGAGCTTCCCGATAAGTCGGCATGTTTGGATCAGAACGCACGTTTTCAACGAAATCTGACGGTCGCTCAACAACAGACATTGCAGAAACAAACTCATTCACTGGTATTTGCACAGTGCCGTTAAAAGTTTCGGCTGTGCCTAACTGGTCCTGTAAACTTGGTGCACGTTCAAATAAATCTGTTGGCTCAATATTGCGGTCACGTAATAACTGGTTGAAGGTCTGACCGTCTATATAAACTTCATCAACTGCACCGTGCTCTTCAACCGCCTGCTTAATAAATGCTTGGCTTGCAGAATCATCACGCTGTGCTGTTTTACTTTCCTTGTTACGATCAATTAGATTGTTTAATACTGATGCAAAGGTACTTGAACGCACTGCATCCTCTTGCTGATCTTGGCGCAACTGGTCTAATGCAAACTGTGCTGTACGTTGGTTTTTAACTTTGGCCGCAGATGTAATTGCCACTTCAGGCGCAGCGGTTGCCACTTCTAACAAACCTTCCAAAGCCATTTCTACAGGGTCGGCTTTTTCACCGACTGCATCGGCTGCACCTTGTACAGAATACATGCCCGCAGCGGATTGAATGACAGCTTGACCGCCAACAGTACGCAAAGGACCGCCAAAAGTTACGGGCATTAATGCACCGCCTAAGGCTGAATATTTTGCAGAACCCCAAGTTTTTGCAGCTGCATAATCAATCTGCTCTTCTCGCGTTAAAAACTTTTCACGGGCTTCAGCCATGTTTTGACCGTAAGAAACAATAGCGTCCGCAGTTCCCGCACCCAATGCGCCTTGTGCAGCATTTCCCGCCGCTGTAACACCGCGAACTAATCTAGCGGTCTTCTCCAAGTTCATGACCAAGGGCGCATATCTAGCGGTATTGCGAACAAGTGAATTTGTTAAAACACCGCCTGCACCTGATCCCGCTAAATACCCGGCTAAAGCAGGTGGCGCTTGTTCAATTAAAAATTCACCAACTAACCCCGCATCAGCATTACTTATCAATTCTTGGGCCGCACCCAATACACCCGCATCATTCGTCTGCGCTGCAAGTTGCGCTTGATAAAGTGCTTGTGACATTTCTTGTGATGGCGCAGCTCTATTTTTTACGCGTGTTGCTAAATTAAGAAGGCTATCGTTTCCAGTAGTGGCATTGATTAGTGCGCCTTCGGTTTGACCAATTGCAGCCACCGCACGGAACGCAGCATTAACATAGCGGTTGCCTTGCTCTTGAGGGCTTACAGGCTCAGCACTTGCCGTATGCTCCATCCAATAAACTTGATTTTCATAATACTTTTTGAATCGTTCAGCGGACATTACCCCCGCAGTCTTTTTAATACGGTCGTAATGTTCTTTGAATACTTGGTCTGATGTTTGTGGTACCAAGGTGTTGCTGAAGGAATCAATTAAATTGGTATTAACATTAGGCTTGATCTGTTTTTGAGGGTCTTCATACAAACCCATCTCTTTTAGTTTCTGTTTTTGTTGTGGCGATGTACCTTTAGACAAAACGTTTTGAATGTCTTGATAGGAAACGCTTTGATATGGTTTTGTGAGACTTGAGCCAAGCAAAGAGACACTGTCACTAATACCCTTTAAATTTTCAAAGTCATCTAAAGAAACAGCAGCTTGATTTGGATTAAGTGCATATTTACCAAGTACAGGATCGCTTGCGACAACGTCATTCACACGTTTCTGTGTATTGATCTCATCCGCAACAGAAACAACTTGCTCAGGTGTTTCTGTCATCTTGTCATAATCTAAACCAAGTGACTTAGCAGCTTTACGCGCATGGGCTTCTGTATCTGCAATTTGCGTTGGGTTCTTGCCTTGGTTTAATTCGAATAATTGACCAATTGTCAGATTTGTATTTTGATCAGACATAATAAAAGCACTTAAGACTACGGTTATTTGTAATCTTAAATGCTGTTATTGATTAGACTGCCGTTTGCTGTTGACAGAACAAAAACGTCCTATTGGATGTAGAAGTCTACTTTTTCTTCCAATCGATTATAAATTTTAAATTTAAGGGCTTGGGTTTCTTCATCCGTTAAATTTTCGCCTTTTTCGATAGAAGCATAAGAGATGCCGTTGTTATACGAGGTATTAATCAAAGAACTGCATTTTTGTAAGGCTAAATCTTTTAACTTACTTTTATTCGCAACTGAATATTTTTTAGAATTTACTGCATCCTTTAAACACTGATCCGCTTTTACTACCGAGGACGTAAACTTTTCAAAAGGCTGATCTTTCATTGCAGGGATTAAGTCTTGGCACATTGCGTAAAAAATATTGCCTCCCACTGTTTCAGGAACTGCATTAATTTTTAAGGGGGTTGAAGGATTAAATGTTTTAACTACTTTATTCTTATTATTATAAGAAATCATAGAAATTAAATTTAACGTTCTTTGTTTACACGATATATCAAAGTAACTTTTAACTTCTACTACATCATTCACCTTTGGCTTATTAACATTAACAGTATTTTTAACCCATATTTTTGCTTTTTCATTTTCTAAATCTATGTCCATTGAGTCTTTATCAACAGAATAGACTTCTTTACCATCTTTAAAAATATCGACCCATTTTGCATTAGCTGTATGAGTAAAGCATAAAAAAGATGTTAACAAAATTAAAGTTCTCATTATATTAAAAGCCCCTTCTAGCCATTGAGTAATAAGCATTCAGATATTCCGCCAAAGTTACTTTTGATAGGTCACGACCCTGTTTTTTAAATAAATCGTCAATCTTTTTCTGAGTATTAGGGGCGATATCATCTTTGCTTTTAACTGAGTATATGCGATTTAGTGTGCTTTCAGAATCACCAATTGACATACCCAAAAATGATCGGGAGTTTGTAACTTTAGTATTTAATCCAATTGTTTTAAGGACAATTCGACCGTATTCATCCTTTGTAAGCTTGCTACCTTTACGTGCTTCTGCTTCTCGTAAAGTCTGCGTAACATCCGCTTGTACCGCAGCATAATGGTCAATTTGACCCTTATTAGATTTATTTGTAATACCGAGCATAGGTAAATACGGATTCAAGTAATCAGAAACTGTTTTCGGGCTTACTTCAATTTCATCACCTTTTTTAGAATCCTTTGGTGAAGCATTAACGTCAATGTACATTTTAGTGACTGCACGATAGTCTGTGGGCGACAATCTATCTGCATACTGATGTAGCACGGATTGCGGCTTACCTTTAAATAACTCGTCCTTATTTAGCATGATCATGCTATAGACAGTAGAATCAGTTTTAATATCTTTTTTAAATTTGGCATTACTAACTGATTCAAGGCTTCTTATTTGATTTGGTTCTAAAGTATTAATATCTACAACCGGTATTTGATCATAAGAAAACTGCCCTGAATTAATGCCCTTAAAATAGTAATCATAAACTTGATCTTGTTTTTCCTCCTTGGCTTTATCCAATCCGCTGTAATATCTGTCTGTAAAGGATAATGCTTTGTTTTTAACATCAAGAGGAACGTCACTGTTCCAAATTTCTTCTTGGGCCTGCTCACGTGTTTTTGCAGGTTTTTTAGCATAGTTGCCAAATTCTTGAGAAAGCCATTTATCCATTCGATCTAAATACCCTCTACCCCTAGGCCCTTTTGGTTGCCCCCCTGCTAATACTCTACGAGCATCCTCATCACCTCCGTGGTAATAAGCTGCAATAACCATTGGGTCTTTGGTCTTATATTTTTTACTAATGTCTGAAATAAAATCTAAAGCTGCGTCAATAGTGTCTGCGGGATTATTAATATCACGCTGCCCGCCTTTACTATATTGTTTCCACGTATCGGGGATGAACTGCATAACTGAGCGTGCACCTTTTTCAGAAACTGCACTATTATCAGACTTTTCGCCCGCAAGTCTTAAGCCGAGTAGCAAAGGTGCTGCCCAATCCATTCCTTTTTCTTTTGCTGCATGCACGGTATAAACATCTAAACGTTGATCGTTGTATTTGATGTTCTTCATTTGCTCTGGCGTTAATGCTTTCAGTTCTTTGGCGATTGCCGCAGATGCTTGAGGAGGCGTGTTTAAAGCAGGATTGCTATATTCTTGAGTTCCTGTTGTGGCCTTATTTACTAAAAGTTCAACCTGTTGTTCTTCTAATTTTTGATTGATGCGTTGATCTACTTTAAATCTATCAGATAGTGCTATTTCTTCGCCGTATTTATTTTTATAGGTCACTGCCGATTTCAGCTCACCATTTTCAATAAAAGCGCTGATATTATTAAGGTGAACACCTGACATTGTTTTTAAATACATGTTTTCGGCTTCAGTTGCTGACTTACCTTCCAATGCCATAAGTTTGCCCCAAGAGGCCTTCAAATTTAGCCTATTCTCATCAAGCTTTTCAAAATCTGCAGGGTTTTCACTGATCTCGCGAACAAAGCGTTCAACAGATGATGAATAAACACTTTGTTGGTAAACATCGTTTTCCCGCACAAAGTAATTTTGCAATGTACCTTTGAATTGTAGTGAATCACGTGCGGCAATTTGCTGAAACATGGCACGTTGACGTCCATTGCTTAACTTACCTGCAATCTCACCTGCGCCGTCTTGATATGCCCGTGAGTAGTAATCAACAAAGTTACCACCTTCGCCATCATCAAAACCCACAACATCCGCGCCTTTTTTCTTGATGTAGCCGTCTGTGTCATTGTTTTCAAGGTGCAGGCGTAATTCAGAAAGTTTATTTTGTGCATCTATTACGCGTACACGGTCATTTTCATCTTGGTATTCTTTATACTTATTTGCGAATGTATTTGCCAAATTAGCAAAACCGTCTACTTGATTGCCAACCATGTTGACCGCTTGACCAGGAGTGACCCCGCCGCTGATTTGGACATTAGGCATATCGCCTTCAGCGACTTGTGAAGTAAACTGAGGTATACGCATTTAAGCTGCTCCCATCCAATTCCAGTTGTAGTTTTGCCAGCTCGCGCCTTGCTCTTTGCCATAAAGCGACATTGAAAAATTACTGTTTGCGTTGTACGAGCTGTTTGAAGGTTGTGACATTGTCAAAGATTCTCCCCCTTGCATTGGGCTTCCTCCTCCGCCACCCATTAAAGACGAGGCGAATTGGTCCATCGCTGCAAGTTCAGCATTTAAGCGCGGGCGTACCGATTTGGCTTGAGCTGTAAGAGAGTTTTTCTGATTAATATAATTTGTCTCTTGAACTCGATGACCCCACGAACGCATGGCTGCATTGTATTTGATCGTGTCTATATCACCTTGGGCAACCATCTCAGTGCTTGCAAGCAAATCGATTGCAGAACCTTGGGTAACATCAATGCCATTTTCAGCAAGCGCATTAATTTGGCTTGATTTAAAACCTGATAAATTATGCTGAAAATCGGTAACGGTATTACGCCCATCGTCAATAGCATCACGCGCTTGGATATCTGCAAGCGTTGCGTTTTGGCCTGCAATATCGGCTTGTTGTTCTAAAGACTGTTTAAGCGCCTTTAATTTTAAATAGGTTGTTCCGCCTTTTACCGCAGCAGTTGCAATGGCTTGGTAGAGATTACCCCCACCCATTTGACCGCCGCCACCTCCGCCACCCATCATGCTGCCACCATACTAAACGGATGGAATAGCTCCCCGTTCATCCCGTGAATTACTGGCTCTTCAAGTTTAAAACCGAGGTGTTTTAAGAATCGAATTGCTACATCGTTTTTAACGTATACATGGTTGAGAAGTAACTCATGATTCATAAGCATTTCGCCTAGAATATTGTGGGTCTGTCTGATGAACTCAAACGGGTATTTACTAATAAAATTAGTTCCTAAAAGCCAAGGGCAACCGACTTTACCAATAAGGCTTGTAATGCCTACACCACAAATAAATAGCAATTTGCCATTCACAACGACCGCCCATGAATCACGCGAACCCTTTACGCAGGTTTTGACGATCCATTGATAGTCGTCACTGAAATAGGCTTTTAGTTCTTCTTGATCCGCAGGGCGTAGATTTTCAACGAGAATACGAATGTCGCGTTCGGTCGGCTTGCGAATCTCAATATTATTTCTTCTCATGTCATTTCTACCTCAAGGGCTAATAGCTTCATAGGTAAAGGTTTATCATGTTTTACCGTGATTTGAACGTCTCTTTCGTAAGTACTGTCAACTGGCATTTCGACAAGGCCAGAATAGAGATTAAGAGGTGAACCGTAAGGCTCATTGCTACGCGGCTTAAACTCATCTACTGGCGTTCTTTCTGCAATATCCTGATTTACACCCGCCATAATATTTTGCGTTTCTAAAACGCGCAGGTGAATCTTAGTAACCACTTTAGGTTTAACAGGATTCTTTTGTTCTGAAAAAACAGGGAGCGTTTGCATCTCTGCTTCATAGTTTAATCCGACCCAAACATTTGATAATTCGCGCGGCAATTTAATTGTGCCGTTTACGACTTGGGCATTGGGTTTAACTCCACCATCAGCAAACACAGAAACGGTTTGCCCTTCTAACCAATCTAAACCTGTTAGCGTTGTAGTAGGAGCGCCTTTATATTGAATGCTGCTATCTAAATAGCATTTGTCCTGAATGTCTAAAGACTGTCTTGTAAGCATCCTTTCAACAGTATAGAAACCGTCACGCTCAATAAATGCATACAATGCGGATTGGTTATCTTCAGGTATTTCTGCAACTGAAAGGAACTTGCCATTTGTATGATGCTCTGCCCATGCCCATACCTGTTGTTGTGGTTCGTATGTTAAAGACAATAACACCCCATCATCACGAACAAAATATATAATATTCAAAGGATTACGCAACAAAGCACAATCAACAATTTTATGCCCGTCAAAAAGTTGTGGGCACATAATTGATAAATCAATGGTTTGATAAAATGATGCGTTATATCCGCTTGCTAATGACACTTCGTGAACATGGCCCGTTTGATCAGATGAAAAAATAGCAGCACCATCAACTTCAACAGGCGTTACATCGTTTGCACCAGTACTGTACTGCTTATTCATATTCACACTGGCAGCAGTTACGGCCCCATCCGCTGACATTTTCCAAAGTGCCCCACTTGTCAGAATGAGTAAATCGCTCATGGGAACAAGATGTTTTACGCCGTTACCATCTCTTGCAGCAAAACGTATTTGGATAGAGTCAGTATCCTGCATAGGAATGTGATATCCAAAATTATCATCCGTTGCTGTACGTGACATACGCACCCATTGGGGGGCTTTGTACCCACCGCCGTACACTTTTCGCTGACCATGATATGCAACAGCGGTCGGGTAAAATTCAAAAGGGTTACGGATTAAAGGCGGTGTAATCGCCCCATTCGTTTCGATGTAATCATCCGTAAAACTTAATTCGGTTGTTTCACCAATGTATGAAGCTAAACCCGAACGTAATTTAAAAACGTTATAGCGGGTAGCGCCTTCTACCGCATCCCATGTCAAAACGTTGGTATTTCCTGATAATGTCAGATCGTTTTTTAGAATTGGTGATCTTGCTGAAGCCTGCGATTCATTCTCATCATTTACCGCTGTGACTTGGTAAACATAATCACGTTCAACATATCCCGTTTCGTTGGGCTTGTTTACTGTGCCTGTTAGATTTTGCGGTGGAGTAAGTCCGTACCCTACAGTAACAAGTTCCGTTACCCAATCGGTTGCACCTTTACGAATAATTTTTCTAGGCGGGTATGCAGGATGCGTAATTGTTATGACGTCAGCAGATTGGGCATAACGGAGTTGCATTAAATGCTCTTCGGCGTAAGGGACTGCTACTTCTAATGGTTGATCGTTATCGTCCAGTAGCATACCGCCATCCGCAAAGAAATTTACGGCACCTGCACGAATAGCCAAAACAACGGTTTGTTCTTCACTGAAGACAAAACGAATCAAGCGCATCTTGCCCATAGATTTCGGATAATGGTGTACGTAACGGAAACCTGCACGATAGACCACGCCGCCAAATAGCTCGACATACATGTTTTTGCATTTAGCTACGCCAGTTTGATATTTAGCTTGATCAATACGGCCAAACATATCGGGCGATATTACGCCACCATTAAACGAATATTGCATTATCTTGCCTCAAACATTGAGCCCGTATGTTCTGGGCGGTTTTCAATCCGATGCTGTTGAAGGTCAATAAAAATAGCTTTGCCCTTTTCAACTTCATGAAGCTGCATCATTGCTACTTGTTTTTGTTCATTTTGCGTCAATGGCCCTGCAATTCGCCCTGCCAAAAGGTAGGACAAAGCGACCTTAAAAGAATCAGGCATTAGCGCCAAATCTTTTACATCGTGGACATAGCGCAAGATTGGTGAGACATCATCCGTAAACAAATGATTGCCTTCTACAAAGTATCGAGCGCCTGACTCGAGTTGGAATAAACGGACCTTATCGCTTGGTAAAACAAACGCTGTTCCAAACTCATAGCCCGCATCAACGTTTAAGCGCACACGTTTAACGGCAAAAGACCATTGATGTTCGTTGTCTAATAATTCGCGTCTGCAAATTGGGTAAAATGTATTACACAATCTTGCATGCTTTGTTTGTTCGGTCAGTTCATTTACAACATAGCCCTGCGCGAGATGCGACAGGGCTAAATTGCAAAGATCAACAATTGATCTCATAGGCTTTACTCAGCTTGTGTTGAGCCTGTCGCGCCTCGACCCGATGGTTTAGGCTTTTCTTCAACAGACTTAAACCAAGTTTTTACTTTCGGATTCACCATATCCGCAGGTACATAAAACTGTGTACCAACATCACGAATCCCGTGATAAAAACCTTTTTTGGTTGCAACTACTAATACTTCTGACATTTAAGCAACTCCTTAAACTGGAACAGTCGCGCCTGTTACAGCGTCGTAATTTGTACGGATATCTGCTTGATTACCAAGCCAAGCGGAAATCGTTCCGGTCGGCGCATTGGCAACGGCATACGACAAACGAATAAAACGTTTGGTTGCACTGTTCACGTAGAAGAAAGTGCCTTTGTTTAACTCAGCTGCTTTAAAAGCTTTGGAAGCAGCCGCAGCAGTGAATGTCGTACCATCTGCACTTTCTTCAAGCGTGACGGTAACTGTAGCGTTTGCAGGTGCAACTACGTGTCCTTGTAGACAAATTGGTAAACCCGCAGTACCTACAGATTTATGGACTGTGTCCAAAGTGAACGTACTAGCACCCGCCGCAATAGCTTGCTTATCGGAGAACTGTAGTAATTTATCAACTAATGCCATGGTCAAATTCTCCTTAAACTACACGGGCTTCGGTGTTGAGGATCACATCACAGATGCGAATAGGCTCACCATCCCATGCTTGAATTTTGCGGCTACCATCTTTACGGAAATCTTCAAGAGTTAAGCGCACATTTTTGAAATGGTTAACTTGGCCTTTTAGGGCTTGGTTAACTGTACGGTTCATATAAATCGCGGTACGTGCCGAACCTGCTAAAGGCAACAAAGACAATGCGTCGTCTAAAAGATCGATAAGGTTTGCGCCTGTAGTACCGTCTCTTGAAAGTTCAGAAACGTCAATATTCGCAATGCGAATTACCGAACGCCAGTCGCGTACAGACAAACCAACATCCCATTGGAAGTATGTGCGCATTGCTTCAAAGCGACCGCCTTGTGCATCAAGTACGGTTTCTTGCCCTTTGTCTTGGATATCAAGGCCCGCTTGTGTACCCTTCGGATAGAACAAGTGGGTTTTTTCACGACCCCATTGCACAATGTAAATTGACGTATTGTCAGTACCAGTACCGCCTGCATCTAAAATATTTACAGCGTTTGCAGGGGCAACGCCTGTTTCAGGGTCAATAAGATGGTTGTAGCGTGTTGCCAAACCGTTGAAAGTTGATACATCACCTGCAACATCGCCGTAGATAATGTTTTCCATTACCTCTTGAGACATACCCTCTAAAAAGCCCGCATCTTCTTCAGAGCGCCATTGCTTTTTGTTTTCGCCTTGAAGGTCGTACAAGGTTTTATCAACTTCAGAATATGAAGTTAACTGACCTGTACTGTCAGAGACTTGAACACGTGATGTTTTTTCAGGTTGCACACCATAGTTCAATTTACGCCAAGTACCTTTTGGTAAACCAGAACGAACACTAGTTTTATTGTTGGTACCGCTATTCGCTTCAAGTACTACAGCATCATCAAGTAAATCTTGACGTTTATTGAGTACTTCGATAATCGCCCCAACCTTAGAGTTCGTACCAATGTTATGGGCAACGTCGGCTAGTGTTGGGTTTGTTTGTACAATCGTAGGCATCTAAGTATTCCTTATGATTTGTCATACCATACGGTCGCTGGCGTCACACTCGCGTTATTTGCCCCACGGCCATGCGTCATATTGTCAGGTTCTAACAATTTGCCGACTTCGGTCATAAAGCCAATTACAGCGGGATGGTTACCAAGTCCGCTCATATAAAGAATCTTAGAGATTTCGGCGCCTTTCGGTAAGCTGAAGGCGCGTTGCGCTGTCAACAGGTTTTTTTCTAGGTTTTCGCCGCCGTACTCTTTATCTGCCTTAGCTGCATCTAGCCAAGAAAGAATCGTTTTTTGCTGCTCTTGTACTTGACGTTGCTGCATTTGAACGCCTAAATCCACAAGCTTTTGTACCGCTTCTTGCGGCATTTTGAACTGTTGCCCTAACTCTTGAAGCACCTTTGCATCATCGCCGTTCATTTCAAAGCCTTCAGGCATTGTGAAATCTGTGTATTGAATTGGCTGTTCCGCAGGAGGTTGTTCGCCCCCTAAAAGCACTTCGGGCTTAGTTTCTTGATTTTCAGTCGTGGTTGTTGTAGGTGTTGTTTCAACCGTAGTTGCTGGCGGTGTACCTGCATTATTTTCACTTGTAGTTACAGCAGGCGTATCTGTAGTTGTAGCCGTAGTTGCTGTATCAGTCGTTGTCGTAGTCATTGCTGCTTCGCTCATGGCTCACCTTCTCTTTAAGTTTTGAAAATTGTTGTTTTTGCATGGCTAACCATGCATCTGAATTTGCTTGTGTGATTTCACCAAGGATGTATAGGCCGAACTCTCGGCGACCTTCCATGAAAGCAAAATCACTGATTTGTGCCCCACCGCCATAGGTGGGCTGATATAGGTTTGCGCGATCAATTAAGCGCATTAAAAAGCGCTTACCGTAATCAGTTGCAAGAATAGATTTCAGGTCGTTTAGCTCCTGGTCTCTTACGCTCTTGCTATCAAGCTGCTTTTTCTCTAATTCGCTCATGCCGCACCGCCTTGCAAGAACATGTCAGAAATGGTTTCAGCATCCGTATCACTTACAGTTTTCACTGTATTGGCATTAGTGTTTTGGGTTTGTGCCTGTTGCGCTGCAAGGGCTTGCTGTTGGGCCATCGCTTGTTGCTGTGCGCGTTGGTTGCGGATTTCATCCACTACGCGTTTCGGGCGGAAGATATTAGGAGACACGCCATTATTCGTTGCGTATTCATCAAGGAATTTGTCAGTGTCAAATTTGTCTAACACTTGAGGGTCAACTTGTGCAATCTGACCGACCATTGCTAACGCACGTTCAAGGACAGCAGAGTCAGAAGATTTTTGTGCGAGCGCAAGGATAGACACGAAGTTGATTTCGACATCTGCGTTTTGAATTGCTTCAGGTGCGATTTGTCGTAAATAGGCGTTATCACGCAAAACACGCTCAACACAAAGTTCTACAAGCGGTCGTAATAATTCATCGATCTGACGTTCAACAACAGGACCAAGCATAAGCATCTTTTCAGATTTACGTTCGTACACTTCGGTTGCTGTCATTTGGCCTTTGTCAAAAGCATCGAGCATCATGAACAAATCCGTATGGAATGCTCGTTTAACTCGCTCTTGGCATTGTGCGATTTGCATCATGACGCCGTTCAAATCGAATTGCACATTCAACATCGCTTGAACTTGTGCGACTTGACTTGTTGGGGATGCTTGGTAGAAAGCAATGCCGTTTGGCAAGGTTTCGCGCTCATGGCCTTTTAAGTAATCGGGCAATAGCAAAGGTGGTCGAACTTGATAATCAACCCCTACTGCAATTTGTTGATGCCCTTTCTGCAATGCTTTTAAATCACCTATGCAATCGCTTGCAGGCCCTTCACCATAAACGTCACTACTAGAAACTGTCCAACGTCCGCAAATAACCTGAAAGCCCATCATACCGCTTTCACGTAGCAATTTATCAGTTGTACTTGGTTCATAGTAGATCGATGCATAAGGCATATTCTTAGGACCGTGACCCTTGGCATCTACGCGCTCATAAATCGCATGGTGAACGTCGAACTCCTGTTCGTAGTTCTTATTGTTAAATGCGCTTTTGATTGTGTCAGAAACATTATCGATGCCGAATTGCTTAACCATGTTAGCCGTGGTTAATTTGAACTTACGGAAAACGCCGTTCGGTTTATTAAACTGATCGGTGGTAATCGCAAATTCCCCAAAGGTCATTGGGATAAGGTCCATCATTTCAGCTTTAGCGTTTGGTCCATGATCAGGCGCTAATGCAGTACCAATACCGAAAGCACCTTCTTGCATGTAGATATGATGTACAGACCGATAGACATTGCTACGTGAAAAAGCAACATAACAAGCATCCTCAACAGCTTTAAGCCATTGTTTTACTTCAATATCTTTTTGCAAAACTTCGTCAGCAGCTTGCAAAGTAAACCACTTGCGACTTGGTGAACATGTGCCCGATACCATGCCCGCTGCAAGTGTTTTCAGCGAATCTTTACCTGTGTTATCAACGATCTTTGACCAAGCAGCACGATCATGTTTTTGTTGGTTCTTAATCGTTTTAATAGCAACAGGCAAAACGTGCAAAGCTAACTCCGCACAATAATCGTCCATATCACTGACACGGAGTTGCCAAACAGCATCAAACCGTTTTTTCAGCGCTCTGATATCGTCTTCAACCATGTTAACCGCCTAATAATGTTTTCTTGCCTAAGCGTAACTGCTCATCGTCAACGCCTGTTGCATCGGTGTATAACGTGTTCGCAATGCCGCCAGACATAGAGTTTTGTGCATTTTGCACACGGTCAATTGTTGCTGATGCGTCAGGGGTCTTTGAGTCTTGGCGCACTGGTGTTTTAGGTGGTGCTTGAATATCCGCTTTCTTTGCATCCATACCAAAAAGCTTTGCGGTCTTATCAAGCACGCTATTACCGCCAAATAAAACATCCGTAAAATTGCTACTGCACATGTGAGAACTCCAAGTGAGGTTGTCATTCGTATCATTATGCTTTTGACAAATGCTCATGGCCCTGTTTCCTGTTGACACTACGCAAACGGGTCGTAATCACGTCTTGCAGCTGACGCATTGATTGACTGCATGATGTGGTGTTTAGGTGTGTCAATTTGCGCATTGATAATTGCAGAGCCATAGTCAGGACTGCGACCGATGCGCTTAACAATCTCTTCGCGTGATTCCACTTTGATTTTTGTACCTTGCAAGGCCCAACGTGGCGCTGTTAAGTCTGCTAAAAGCTGAGGTTCAGGAGGCAAAGCAACGGTACTACCGTATGCGGGGTCAAGAGCTTCGCGGAATTGCCACCAGAGTTGTGAACGTAGGTTGAAGAAAGAAAGCTGACCCGAACGGTCGAAAGACGTTGCAGCATTGCGAACATCAACAGGAATTACGTGCATACCCGATTGCTTTAAGAAATCGTAAGTACTTGCACCAACCCCGATGACATCGACATGAATGGGCGCATGGTCTCTTACATGTGAAACTGCAAACGATGCGCTAGTTGGTCCATCTGGTGAGTCTTTGCCTTCAAGCACGTTTGCACGGTCATACCAATGTTGATAGCGCGCATAACCAATTGTGTTATCGCCGCCCCCACGCGCAACGTCTAAGCCGTAAGAATCCATTTTGAAATCGCCACGATGTAACATGCGCATTTCTGCTAATTCTTTCCAACGTGCTTGCGCTGCTTCTACCCATTCTGTCGGGATGACTTGCCAAGGGTCATCTTCAATACCCGCGCCGAAATCGCCATATAACATTTGTGACCTCAAAGGTTCAGGCAATGCTTGTAAAGTACTCATGTAGCCTGTTTCCATGTAGTACTTGTTATCCGTCACACGTGCCGGAATGAACGTGCGTGATTTAGGTTTGATAATGTGTTCGGGTTTATAGTCGTTAGTGTCAAAGTCATAAACGATTTGCTCATCGATCAATACAAATGGCTCATTGCTTTCAACCTCTTTGTCTTTGCCGCCGATACGAGCAAACCAACGTAGCTCACCGGGCTTTGCAGGATTCGGGTGTCCTTTCTTAATCCAAGGGGCAAAGAAGTCTAAAACCCAACGCCCTTCGGCAGTAGTTGGAGGGTTAAAGGTCAAAAGGCACTTTGGTTTAATGGTAGGGTCACTGGTACGATTCCAACCCATTACGAACATTGCTTGTAGCTCACGAATCTCTGTAGCTTCATCAAGGGCCTTTAAGTCATGCGCACGGCCTTGCCAACGCTTCTCATCGCCCATATTGTCTAAGCCGCCGAACTCCAAGAGACGACCATCATCAAAGCGCCATGCAGATTTTTGAGTGTTGTACCCGTTCTTATGCCCTACGATCTCCTCGAGACGTTGCACAATGCCGTCTGTCTGTGCTTTTTCACGACGTACGATCAACACGCGCTTATGAACATTGAGTGATAAGCCTGCAATCAAGTCTGTCTTGCCACCGCCTGCCGCACCGCCGTAACCGATAATGTCAGCTTGCGATAAGTAAGCAGCCATTTGCGGACCTTCAAGCGGGAACCACACAGGGGCATCTGCAAGGAGCTTGATGATTTCTGCACGTTCATCTTCATCGAGTTCTAATAGATATTGCTCGATTTCCGATTCGCTCATTTCAGCAAGCAATGCAAGAATTTCATCATCGGCGGAGTTTTTCATAATCAATCCAATCTCCGTATTCAAAAACAGTCATATACCCAATAGCAAAGAGGAACCAGATATCTGCTAAGTCTCTTGTGTTGTGGTCAAGAAGCCTAAAATATTCACCTGTTACGGAGAATAATAAGAACCATGTAAGGCAGCTAAAAAAGGCGGACTTCTTTAATGCCCAGTACTTAAGCATCAACACAGGGATAAGTACGGTTATTAATATCGAAATGCCGAAGGCGATTAATTCATGCTTCGCGGTCATACCATCACCCAATCCGATCTAAATAATTGCTGAAAGTAATTCGTCGGCACTTTGCACAACACCATTCGCTACGGGCGTAGTTCAAATAGATAATTTCGTCGCCGTGTATAGTACGGACGAGCCTGTAATCATGTTTGCAAAGTAGACTTTTTATGATGGCTTTAATCATTGCTCACCTGCCTTACAACATGGGCACTCTTCAAGCTCAGGTGGAATTACCTGATCGTTAGAATCAAATTGCAATTGGCCTAATGCAGACCAATAAATCTTGCGTAGTTCTGGTGTGTCTTGCAGGTTGTGAAATGCAAGTTCGAATTGATATGTGCATGATGTGTTGTGCCCAGAACTTCCTGTATCAGCCGTTGCATTTAGCAATTCCTCATAAACTCTGGGCATAACTTTTTGCAAGTCACTCATTTCAGAGCTGTCTGTAACAAACCAGAGGTTTTTTCGTAATACTGAATATTCAGAACGAGCTGCTAGCGACAAATTTAGCCCGCTTGCTTCATCTTCATGGTCCGCATCGACTGATTCATACTGTTGGTTTTGCTCATTCCAAATAATATGTCCGGTCAATAACCCACTATTGCTAGGTAATGTTTCTTCAAATTGCTCACGTATTGTCATCATCTTTCACCTTCTTTTTTGCCTTGATCAGCTTTGCAAGTGCAGATAGTTTTTTGCTTGATGCTTTAGGGTCTGTTAATGGATTCTCTGGGTCGTTGCTGTGCTCTACACGCTCTTTAAACATGCCAATGTGCTGACCTGCTTTAATCAATGCGCCTAGTTGGTCGTGCATCTTGATTTCTATGCCGTGTTGCGTCTCTTTAACGCCTGCATAGATCAAACGGGCTTGTGGGCTTACCTTTGTGGTATCTGCAACATGTGTGTAGCCAACGCCTTCGCCGCGGCATTCTGGGCAATCTGGGTTTGGCTCTTTGAGACGATCAAAGTCTAAGCCGCCTTCACACTTAGGTTCTGGGGCATTGGTTTCGTGTGCATGGGCAATTGCTCTTTTAAATTCGCCTGTCGTCCATTGATAGTTGTGATCAATTCCCCAACAAAATCTGCAATTTACACGTACAAAACGCTGTAATTCGTTAGGGTCTGCTTGTGCCATTTCCCATAAGCGATTTAATACTTTGTCTTGAGTTATCTTGTTGCGTTCTGCAAGTTCCGCTTCGCCCTCTTCAATGGCTTTTTTGATTTCAGGTTTTCTAAGGTTTTCATCACCTATGGAACCCGCAGTTTTTGCAGAATATCCTGCACGAATTGCAGCTTGCGTTGCGTTACGATCAATCAGATATTCATCTACAAATCTTTGTTGTTTTCCGCGTAAAGCCATTAGAAGACCTCCTTATAGCAAAACTTCGTGCAAATACGTCTGCACATTTCATGGGAAATATCGTATTTGTGCCCAAGTTGTCGGAAAGACAGACCTGATTTATGCAATTCGCGAATGTTCTTCACATCGTCCTCTGTCACTTTTGGCGTAGAGTCGCGTTTTACTTTGTCTTTCACTACAAATTCAGGGAGAAAAGCCAATACAGGCATGCGCGCCCCTCCTGCCAAGTCGTTAATTTCTGCGTTTTTGTCTTTGGAGGTGGCGTTAAGGCGTTTATTTATGTTTTTTCTATAAAGTCCTATATATATAAATAGAAAGTTATAGAAAAACGCCATTTAAACGCCTTAACGCCACTAAAACCGAAACGCCTACAACAACGAACACGCAATAAAATGCAAATACGCAAAAAACTACGTGTTCAACCCCTACTACTTACTGCTTTCATCTTCAAATAGATCGGAATCCGCAGAAACGCGCACACGAATACCAAGCATTTTTCTTGCACCGTTTGCGCCTTTTGCTGTTTTAAATTTCGAACTTAAACGCCGCCCTAAGCTTCTTGCTGTAGGTATGTAACGAAGTTCACCCTTTTTAGCGGCATACTCGTGCCAACTAGCCCAAAGGTTTGATGAAAGCTCAGAAACGGATTCGGGGTCGCCAACTTCACAGCATTCACTGATCCAGTCCTTTAAAAGGTCCATTTCATCGCGATATTCTTCACGTGCTTGTTTCGACTTAGCGTGGGGGTTTAAACCTTCTTGCTGATATTCGATTGCACCACGCACAAGCCAAGCCAATACCCCCGACAATTCGTCCGTGAGCTTGGTTGTAAGGAAAGGGTCTTTAACTACGCTCTTGTCAGTGTCATAGTTACGTTCGAAAGGGATCATCATTAAGCGCCGCCAAATACCGTGATCGCTGCCTTTAATGATTGGTTTATGGTTTGTAGGCATAACCACTGTCCAAGTGGGTACAAACTCCACGGTGTGCCTTGAGTAAAGGCCCCGCGCACTAATTTTCTCGCCACCAGTAATGGTTTTTACAAGATTCTCTTTAAGCTCTTTGTTTTCGTCTGGCTCCCCAACATAAACAAAGCGAGAACCACGAAGACGCAATACATCTTCGCGTGCCCCGCCCGCCGATGATTTCGTATCCCCTAAGAAGGTTTCAGGCGACGTGGTTGTTGAATAATCGCCAAGAGCTTTGGATATCGTTGTAAAAATAGTGGATTTACCATTAGAGCCGTCGCCGAACGGGATAATCATTAGGTTTTCAATAGGACTTCCTAAAATCGCGTAGCCCATCAATCTGCGGAAAAAATTAGCCATTTCTTGATCGCCAAAGAAGGCATCTAGAACTGTCTTTTCAAATAAAGGGCATTTGGCTTTAGGGTTGTAATCAACACCCGTGCTATACGTGATTAGCAATTCTTGGTTAGGCTTAACTAAATCGCCCGTACGCAAATCGACTGCGCCGTTTGCACAGCCCAACAAGTAAATATCACTGTCTAATTCTTTGATTGGCACAAGTACACGCGGGTCGGATTGTGCAAGCGTCACCATGTTTTTGACCATAAACGCTTTTTGAGACATCGCGCAGAATTGATAGAACTCGGCACGTTGCGAGTCGTCATCGATCTTTTTAGCTTCGTCACCCATAGCCAAAACAGTTTGTTTTGCAAACTGCTCGATGACCATGTTTACGCACAATTCCCAATAAACGCCGTTCCATCGGTACCAGGTATTTGTTTCGGCCACGAACATGATTTCGTTGCCATAAGCATCTAGCATTCTGGAAGCGTTACCGAATTCAGTCATCGGGCGCTTTTGGGCATCGTCTAGTGCAATCTGCACTTTGCGACCGCCCATAGCGATATTCACTTCACGCGCTGAAATACTGATTTTAGTTAATTGCTTGAAGCGTTGGCGTAATAAGCCTGATAGCTCAGTGCGCAATGCCAAATCACTACCCGCAACTTTGCCTGCTTCTTTGGCGACAACTTGCAAAAGCTCTTGTTGGTCACGGCAATCATTAATCTGATTTTTGATGTCAGCAAGAATTTGCCGTTTCTCTAATCTAATTTTTGCCTGTTTAGATTCGCGACCTGTCTTAAGTAACCAATGCGCTGTGACGATACTTGATCCGGTGCCGTTAAACGTACCCCAACGGTATTCGAGCTCTTCAAAGCTAACGTAATTCGATGCGGTAGAACTCCATTCATTCCATAATTCGAGAGCATCGTCACTGCCGTCAAACTCATGATGTAAAGACATCCCCACACGCAACCAAGTGTCATAATCTTCATTGTCTATATGTTCTAAATATTTTTTTGCATCATCCAACGACCAACCGATTGTTGCCGTAGTCGTCATTAATAAATCTTCTTCATCTGCGAGTTCACTAGATGTCAAAGCGCCAATACGTGATTTACTGTTTTTAACCCGAACAAAGCCGTGTTCTTCAGCCATACGTTCAAAGGCCTGAATTGCTTCTTCGACCTGTTCTTTGGTAATGGTCGGCAAAGCATTAGCAGCAAATTCAGAAATGCCACCGAAAAAATCAACCCATTCGTAAGGCTTGCCCGTGTCTGGGTGCACGTGATAAGCGACGAATTGTTGACCGCGCCCAAGCACTTCGATACGATGCTTATGTATTTCTTTAAAAGGTTTATCAACTTCGGCAGGATCTGCAAACCAAGCCGAAGTGGATTTACCCCAATCAGAATCTTCTGCTCTATACACCAGTAATATTTTTGGTGCATTCCCGACACGCTCACAGCTCACGCCTAAATTGTCACGGCACCATTCTGCAAACTGGTGCGCTAAATCTGCGTCTGTTACGTCAATATCAACTGCGCTAAGCGGGAAAGGTCCTTGACCTGTCAAAATGCCCACGCCCTGATTCGCAAAGCGCGGTATGTCACTTGCGGTAAGCCGAACGTTTTGCCACCCATCCATGACAGGACGTTTTAAACCCTGCTTGATTGGCACAATCATGTAGTGATTGGCTAGCAGGGTTTTTCCAAATTCCTTGAAATAGCTCATACGTCACGCACCTCACAAAACGGTGAAAGGTGGTGTTGCAAATTGCTATCGTCGCCCATGTCATCAATTTGTGGCGTGAGCTGAAGTACTGAAGCAGCTTGTGCACTAGTTAAAACGTTATAGGTAAATTGTGGGGCCGTCTTAAAAACAACGTTTTCTGAGAGGCCACAACGTACACAAGTTTTGCCATTACCGTTATGGTTGTGCGCCCAAAAATGATGAGCACATTCTTTAGGGCCAAAAATATTGAGTGTATTTGTCATATCAAAGCCCTGCCTCTACTGAAAGAGAAACTTCACCATTACAATTAGGGCAAATGCATTCCCAATCCGTAACAGGCCCGATAGTTTCAAATTTGAATCCTTCGAAAAAATCAGCACTACAAGTAAAATCTACGTCTTCTTTGCAATGCGGACATTCAGCCCATATTTCTAATGACCAAGTGCCTTGTGCTTTTTTGACTTGATTATTTGCATCCATATCAACGCCCTCCTTCATTTGCACACTGACAAGGAGCAAACCCGCAAGTACCGCATATAGGGCGCGATGTAATCTCTTCTTTTTCCAATGCAATGAGAAAAAGCAAACAGCTAACCGCATGCGCTAAATGTGATTCACCCGTTTCTGGGTCTAGGGTTTGCCCATTCCACCAAGCATTTAAATGTCTGTGAGCTGCATCGAAATAACGTGTTTGTGCGTTCGGCACTTTGCGCCAATTGTCTTCTGAATATTTGCGCGCACCGTATTCAAGAACATTGATTACAGGCGCAAGCGAACCCTTTGGAATAAGCGAGAAGCGCGGCTTTTCGCTATCAAATTTTTGACCTTCAATCATTCTGTCTTCTCCTCTTGCGTGAGGTCTTCGAAATCTTCTTCACTTGCAAACTGCTCAGGGAATAAGATTTCCATTTCAGAAAGAGCACCGTCGAAATACCGAATAATCGCTTGCAATAGATTTTTCCTTGGTTGCTGTTCCCCTGATTCAATGCGCCAGTAGTTAGGCGGAGAGCAACCAACACCTAAAGCGACTTGTTCAACGGTCAGCTTTAATTCCTTGCGTTTTCTTGCTAATGGAGAGGCCATTTTCATTAACCTTTTTATGTGTAACTTTCCAAAATATACGTTAAACGTAAGTTTTAAACAAGCAAAATTACGTCTTACTTCATTACGTTTAACGTAATAATCATTAAAATAGGGTATAAATAGCCACCTTTTAGACCTATGTGGGATATACATGAAAACTGAAATCGGGCAAGCAATGCGTAAGTTGAGAAAGGCTAAGAAAATGACTCAAGACACACTTGCAGAAAAATTAGGCGTTGCGCCTGCGAATATTTCCCGATATGAAAACGGTCAACAAGGAATTGAAGTTGATAAGTTACCTACATTAGCAGAAGCATTAGGGGTAACAGTTACAGACTTCTTTGCCATCGCCACAGGTACGGAAGTTGATAACTTTGAACCCGCCCCTGAATTAAGAAAAGTTCCTTTAATTTCGTGGGTACAAGCAGGAAAAAGCCAAGAAGTGTTTAGTGAACCCCACGCCCTTGATAATGTAGAATGGGTTGAAACTACCTATCGAGCTCGACGATACACTTATGCGTTAAGAGTCGTAGGCGATAGTATGGAAACTAAATTTCCAGAAGGATGCATCATCATTGTTGAGCCAGAAGAACAAGCACATAATAAAAGCCATGTCATTGCGCTTATGCCCGACAGCAATAAAGCTACTTTTAAACAGCTAATCGATGATGAATCAGGTACGTACTTAAAACCACTCAACGATAAGTACCCAATAATCAACATTCCGCCCGGTACCACTTTTTGCGGCGTTGTAAAACGAATGCAAATGGACGTTTAAACTTTAAATTTTTATAAATCAAAAGCCTGCATTAAATGCGGGCTTTTTTACGTCTTAAGCATAAAATTACGCTTGACGTAAGTATTAATTGCGTTTAACTTAACTCCATAACTTACGTACAACGTAACTTTTAGGATGAACGCACATGACAACAGATATCCAACAATGGCGCAGTGCAATCTGCGAACAGCTTATCAAAGCGGGCTTAACTGACTCTAAAAACATCGTCTCAGAGGCTTCAAACATTGAAGTTTATGTATTCGGTGAAAAAGCATCAGACGCTTCAAAACCTGAAATCAAAAATGCAGAAGTTAAAACTTCTAAGCCAGTTAAAACTGAAACTGTAAAAGCAGAACCAGTTGAAGAAGTAAAACCAACTGAAACAGCTCAGGTTGAAGAAGTTATTCAAACCGAAACTGTAGACGCGGCAACAGCCACAATCACCAAAAAAGAAGTGACCGATGCTTGTATGGCTGTAGCTAAAAAAGACCGTTCAAAACTTCTCAAAATTTTAGAAAAAGTGGGTGCGGCTTCTGTTCCAACAATCAAAGAAGAAGATTACGCGGCTGTTATCGACGCTTGTGAAAAAGCACTTGCATAAGGAAATGCGCATGAGCACTCAAACACCATTTTTAAACAAACGCATTAAAGCCATTTTTACAGTCAGAGAGTTAATCGGATTCGTACTTGCCTTGCTATTCATTATTGCTTTGGCAATTGCGGCAGGTTTTACGGCAGCTCAATAAGGATTTAGTCATGACAGCACATGCAAAATTAAGTCCTTCCTCTGCACACCGTTGGATGCGTTGTGCAGGTAGCGTAATTCTTGAGAAAGACCTACCTGACAGCAGCTCAGAGCATGCAGATTTAGGAACAGCAGCACATTTCCTCGCTTCTGAATGTTTAGAGCAGGAAAAGAATGCAGCAGATTTTGAAGGTGACACGATCGTCATCTTCAAAGGAAATGCGCACTGGATTGCTGAAATTGAAAGCACAATTTCTAGCTTCTTTACTGTAGATGCAGAAATGGTTGAAAACGTCCAAGTCTATTTAGATGCGGTACGTACACAAGCAGAAGGCAATCAGTTACTTGTTGAACAGCGTGTTGATTTTTCTGATTTCGTAGGCGCTGAAGGTTCTTTCGGTACAAGCGATGCGGTTGTTCTAACCGAAACAGAAATTCAAGTACACGACTTGAAATACGGCAAAGGCTTAAAGGTCGATGCAGAAAGCAACGAGCAATTATCTCTTTATGGATTAGGTGCTTTAGCAACGTTTGGAATGTTCGGCGACTTTAAACAAGTACGCATGGTCATTCATCAACCACGCTTAGGCTATCAATCTGAAGCTGTATTAACAGTCGAAGAGCTTTACGAATTTGCCAGTGATGCAAAAGCTTCTGTTTCTCATATCCACTCTTTAGAAGTCGGATTAGAAGATGGTGACGGAGGCGCAATTGCTGACCTAGAAGGTTCGTTTAATCCGGGCGAAAAACAGTGCCACTGGTGTAAAGCAAAGGCAACTTGCCCTGCTCTACAAAAACACTTGGTTGAAACAATTGCAGGCGAGTTTGAGGATTTAACCCAACTCGATTTGCAAGAAGAAATCACCAACGCAACGGCACTTATTCCAAGTTTTGAGAACGAACAGCTTAGCAAAATGTATGCGGTTATCCCTCTTCTTGAAGGGTGGATTAAGGCAGTTGATTCAACTGTTCACCAAAAGATGCATGCAGGTGAAGCGATACCCGGCTTCAAGATGGTTCAAGGCCGTAAAGGTTCACGCGCTTGGGTTGATGCAGAAGAAGCAGAAAAAATGCTTAAGAGCATGCGCCTTAAAACCGAACAAATGTATGACCTGAAATTAATTAGCCCGACCAAAGCTGAAGCACTTCAAAAAGAAGAAGTTATCGGCCCTCGTCAATGGGCAAAAGTACAAGCACTTATAACTCAGGCGGACGGTAAACCTACTGTCGCACCTGAAAGCGACAAACGTCCTGCCTTGGACATGAAACCACAATTTGAAGATTTAACAGTATCGGAGTAATACCCATGAAAATTCGTTTAAACAATGTACGCCTTGCTTTCCCCGCTTTATTTGAAGCTAAAACCGTTAATGGCGAAGGCGAGCCTGCTTTCTCTGCATCATTCATCCTTTCAGGTGATCATCCGCAAATTGCTGAAATCAACAAAGCGATGGAAAAAATGGGCGCTGAAAAATGGGGCGCGAAATGGCCTCAAGTTAAAAAAGAAATCGAAACCAAAGACCGTATGGCTTTGCATGACGGTGACACTAAAGCGGATTACGAAGGCTACGCAGGTAACTACTTTATCTCTGCACGTAACAAAACCCGTCCTACCATTTTTGACCGTGACGGTAAAACACCATTAGTTCAAGCAGACGGTCGCCCTTATGCAGGTTGCTATGTGAATGCGGCAATTGAGCTTTGGTGCCAAGACAACAACTACGGTAAACGCATCAATGCATCTCTTCGTGGTGTGCAATTCCTGAAAGACGGTGAAGCATTCGCAGGCGGTGGCGTAGCGTCTGAAGATGATTTTGAAGATTTAAGCGCTGAATCTGTAGAAGAAGAAGACGCGCTATTTGCAGAATCTTAAAAGTTGAGTGGCCAGTGCGTTAGGAGACCGACGCTAATCGAAAAGCCGTGAGTGTCGATACTGGAAACAACCACGGCTGTAAACGATTTTGCCCATGACTCGAAAGGCGTTTACCGCGGTCACTGCGAGAGTGTGACACAGAATTTTTTAAATCCTTAATGAGGAAAACAAGAATGAATAATTTAACTGATGTACCTCAATTCATTGGCGACCTAAAAGGCGGTGTAGCTGAAAAGCAATTAGGTCTATTCCTTTCAACTGTTGCAGGCGCTGTAGTAACCCACGGCAAAGCGGGCAAAGTTACTTTAGAACTCACTGTTAACCAAATCTCTGACAGTAGCCAAGTAGAAGTTGCCCACAAAATCAGTTTCAAAGCGCCAACCGAAACGGGTGACAAAAACGAAAATGCAAGCGGGAAAACCCCTATGCATGTTCTTCAAGGCGGCAAGTTGTCTTTAATGCCTGAACGCATCAAAGCCGAAGATTATCTAAACGGCTAAACCCTTCCTACCAAACTTTATAAGGTAAATAACACATGGAACAATTAAACGTAGACAAAATTGCATCTTTAGCGATTGCGGCTCAAGGCAACTTACCTGTACAGGTTGATAAAACTGCTTCAATCGCAATTGTGCCTGAAGGTTTTAAAATTTATAGCACTGAAAAATACAATTCTTTGCGCGACCGTTTCCGCGGAACTTTCCAAACAAACAACATTGAATCTTTTGTTGATTATGCAAAAGCTCGTGGCGTTGAAGGTTTAAAAAACTTTATTAACACCACAGGCACTTTAAAAACCGAAGCGTTTTTTAACATCGGTAATGAAGCCGACCCTGGTCACGCAGACGACACTGCAACTTTAGTTTTAATTAAAAAACCTGAATTCGTAGCGTTTGAGCATGCAAACGGTCGTCGTTTTTATCAAGAAGATTTAATCGACCTTTTAGACGATTGGGCCGAGTTCATTACTTTCAAAGGCAAAACCCTAGTAGACGGTGCGCTTGTAGACACATCTATCGCTTTTGAAAAAGGCATTCGCGCACTTCGCAAAGTGAAACTTACTAAAGGCACTGAAGTAAACAGCCATGTAGCTGAAATGGGCTACCAAAAAAGCGCCGCAGAAAGCATGGAAGCCACAGGTGTTGATGCTGACTTGCCTACAACCATTGTTCTTAATACTGAAAGCTTCAAAGGCTTGCCAGTTGAATCAGTGCTTATTTCAGTACGTATTTCCGTGAAAGATTCAGACCCTATTTTCATTTTGCGAATTGTAGGTAAAGACAATCACGACCAAAAACGTGCTGACCAATTTATTGAAATCTTGAAAGAGAAATTAGCCGAACTTGAAGGCGAATTTTATCAAGGCGTTTTCGAAGCATAACAACCTAAAGCACCCCGCCTTTAGCGGGTTGCTTTGGAAAGTGAATGTATTGCTGACCCTCTGCGTTCACTTTACCAAAGCAAAAATAATTAGAGACGATCATCATGAATGACATTCTTTGGCTTGACCTTGAAACCTATTGCCCTGTGCCAATTAAAAACGGCACACACGCTTATGCAGAGCAAGTTGAAATTACCGTATTTGCTTGGGCACTCAATGACGGTCCTGTTCATGTTGAAGATGTAGCCGCTAACCCTTTATCAAATGAGCTTTGCAAATTACTGAATGACCAAAGCGTGAAGCTAATTGCACATAACTCGCATTTTGACCGTACTGTTTTGCGTCATGCTTTGCCAAAAATGGGCCTTGATATTCAATTACCAATCGAACGTTGGGAAGACACAATGGTCCAAGCATTGAGCCATTCGTTACCCGGCTCACTCGATGCGCTTTGTGAAATTTTTAAAATCGATAAGGACAAGGCAAAAGACAAAGCGGGTAAACAACTTATTCAGCTTTTCTGTAAGCCCCGCCCTGCTAATCAAAAATTACGCCGCGCTACTGGTGAAACGCATCCGCTTGAATGGGCACGTTTCCTTGAATATGCGAAGAACGATATTTTAGCTATGCGCGAATTGCGCAATAAAATTCCTAAATGGAATTATCGCGGAGCTGAATTAGCACTTTGGCATCTTGACCAAAAAATTAATGACCGCGGTGTTTGCATTGATCTTGATCTTGTTGCAGCTGCAATTGAAGCCGTAGACAAAGCCCAAGTAGGCTTGGCTAAACGCACGGTTGCTTTAACAGATGGGCAAGTACAAGCAGCTACCCAACGTGATGCAATGTTAAAGCATATTCTCGAAGCGCACGGTGTTTCATTGCCAGACATGCAAAAGTCAACTTTAGAGCGTCGAATTAATGACGACTCTTTGCCGCTTGCAGTGCGCGAACTGATTGCGGTGCGTTTACAGGCTTCAACTACCAGTACAGCCAAATACAACGCCCTTGCCAAAGGTACAAGCTCTGATGGCCGCTTGCGTGGAACGCTTCAATTTAATGGAGCTTCACGCACTGGACGTTGGGCAGGCCGATTATTTCAACCTCAAAACTTGCCACGTCCTGCACTTAAACAAGCCGTGATTGATGAAGGAATTGAGACTTTAAAAATCGGCTGTGCGGATATGTTCTATGAAAATGTCATGGAACTAACCAGTTCGGCAATTCGTGGTTGTATTTGTGCGCCTGAAGGCAAAAAGTTAGTTGTAGCCGATCTATCAAACATTGAAGGCCGTGCATTGGCATGGCTTGCGGGCGAATCTTGGAAAATTAAAGCCTTCTATGACTTTGATGCAGGCAAAGGCCACGACCACGACCTTTATAAATTGTCTTATGCAAAATCTTTTGGTGTATCACCTGAAGACGTAGACAAAGAACAACGTCAAGTCGGTAAAGTTCAAGAATTAGCATTAGGTTATGAAGGCGGTGTAGGCGCATTTTTAACGTTCGCCGCAGCTTATGGCCTAGATCTTGACGACATGGCCGCACAAGCATTTGACAGCATTGACCCAAGCATAATGAATGAAGCAATTCGCGCTTATGAGTGGCATAAGAAAGAAAAGCGCACCACGTTCGGTTTAAAGAAAAATACATGGTTAGTGTGCGACTCGTTCAAACGCTCATGGCGTTACGCCCATCCGAATATTTCTGCATGGTGGAATGAGCTTCGCGTGGCAGCAATTAATGCCATCAACAACCCTGATAAAGCTTTTCCATGTCGCAAAGTAACTTTCATTAAAAAAGGCTCTTGGCTTTACATCAAATTGCCAAGTGGTCGTTTCCTTTGTTATCCGGGTGCAAAAGCGGACGACAACAGAATTTCGTACATGGGCAATAACCAATACACACGTAAATGGGAACGCCTTTACACCTATGGCGGCAAGTTTGCCGAGAACATTACGCAAGCAGTTGCCCGTGATGTGCTAGGCCACAACATGCCATTAATCGAAATTTCAGGCTACGAAATTGATTTAACTGTACACGATGAAGTGATTACAGAAGCCGATGATATACCGGAATACAACCACGAACATTTATCAAGCCTACTTGCTACAACCCCCGAATGGGCACTTGATTTGCCCTTAGCGGCAGCGGGCTTTGAGTCATATCGCTATAAGAAGGATTAAGAAATGGTTGAACAAAATAACGAGCCAAGTTGGCAAGAAATGGATAAGGCAATTTCTATTCTCGAAAACAATTTAGAGCTATTTGTGGACCGTCATAGCCAAACTGGTTACGCATGGTTTTTACCAGACCGTGCCGAAATGGAGCGCCTTTATTTTGAACTAAGAAAGGTGTTTGTAGAACATGCGCGAATCGGTAATTGAAAAACGTCTAGTGCAATGTGTTGAGGCACTAGGCGGTGAAGTACGCAAAGTTAAATGGATTGGTCGCAACTCTGCCCCCGACCGTATCGTGATGTTACCAGACAATACTTTTTGGGCAGAGCTAAAAGCACCAAATCAAAAGCCAACAGCAGCACAAGCCCGTGAGCATGAGCGCATGCGCAAGATGGGTCAGCGAGTTGAAGTCATAGATAGCTTAGAGCGAATTGAGGAGTTACTAAGATGATTAATGAAGATCAAGAAAAGCAAGCTCATGAAAATTGGTATAAGAATGAAGACCCGATTTCATATAAATTTTTCAAAGCTCTTAGTCCTGAATACATTTCAGATTTTTATACGAGCGAGAAAGCTTGGTTAGCGAGAGCCAAGGCTCAGACAGTGACAGACACACATATTATGGTGCCAAAATTACCAACTGAAAAATTTAAAAATGATTTAAAGCAGCATCTTGATGATTTGTGGTGTGGCGATTACGGCTGCGACTGGGATGGGTTTGTTTCTGTAGGGGGTATTGACCCTTTAAAAATCTATGCACTTGCAATTGAATCGGAGGTTTAAAAATGAGTGGATTAACAGCTAAAGCAGCAGAAGAAATTCTAAAAATATGCAATGAACTTATTGCTGAAAACATTGACGGTGAAAAAGCTTGTGCTGAATGGCGTTGCCAGAGAATGGAACAAATCGAATCTTGGGCGAAGGGCATTAAAGATGCACATACTAGAGGCGTGAAAAATGACCCAACCACTTGAATATAAGCCGCACGATTATCAACATTCAATTATCAATCACATTCTTGATAATGATCGTTGTGCGGTTTTTGCGGGAATGGGTACAGGTAAAACATCTTCTACCCTCACCGCTTTAGAAATTCTTGAGATGTTCGAGCCGGGGCCTGCGCTTGTAGTTGCGCCTTTGCGCGTTGCTGCTACCACCTGGCCTGATGAAGCTAAGAAATGGCAGCACCTACAAAACTTTAAGGTCGTTGCTATTGTTGGTTCACCTGAAGAACGCGTTCGCGCTTTAAAACAGAAAGCCAACGTTTACACCATTAACTATGAAAATTTACCATGGTTGCTTTCATTTCTTGGTAGCGATTGGCCTTTTGCAAAAGTGGTCGCGGATGAAAGCACCAAGCTAAAAGGTTTTCGTTTAAGACAAGGTTCGGTTCGCGCTCGTGCATTAGGTAAAGTTGCGCATACTCGAGTCAAAAGATTCATTGAATTAACAGGAACCCCTGCACCCAACGGGCTTAAAGACCTATGGGGTCAACTCTGGTTTATTGACCGTGGCGAAAGATTAGGCACAAGTTTTGGTGCATTTACTGCGCGTTGGTTCCAACAAGTACAAGTTGGCGCAGATCGTAATGCCGTAAACCTTGTACCGTTTGAACATAGTCAAGGTGAGATTCACGGAAAAATTAAAGACGTTTGTTTAAGCATCGAAGCTAAAGATTACTTTGATATTAAAGAGCCAATCTTTCGCCCGATCGAAGTTGAGCTTACAGGCAAAGCCCTAAAGACCTATGAAGAAATGGAAAAGGAAATGTTCATTGAACTTGCAGAAACGATTGAAGTTGAAGCATTCAATGCAGCGTCAAAAACAATGAAATGTTTGCAGATTGCAAGCGGCTCTATTTATACCGACGAAAACGGTACTTGGCACCCAATCCATGATTTAAAAATTCAGGCGCTTGAATCAGTAATTGAAGAAGCGGCAGGAATGCCCGTAATGGTTGCATACCATTTTAAAAGCGACCTTGAACGTTTATTAAAAGCGTTTCCAAAAGGTCGCCATTTAGATAAAGACCCTAAAACAATTCACGATTGGAACGCAGGAAAAATCCCTGTGCTATTCGCACATCCTGCAAGCGCAGGCCACGGGCTGAATTTACAAGACGGTGGGAACATTCTGGTGTTCTTTTCCCATTGGTGGGATTTAGAACAGTACCAACAAATTATCGAACGTATTGGACCAACACGCCAAGCACAAGCAGGATATGACCGCCCTGTTTATATCTATCACATCATTGCAAAAGGCACGATGGACGAAATCGTTATGGAACGCCGTGAGTCAAAACGCGAAGTACAAGATTTATTAATGGAGGCTATGAAAAAGCGATGCGAAGTTTGATTGAAAAAGACAGCGAAGATTTACCAGAAGAAATTTTAATTAGCATTGGAGAAGTAGCATAATGGGAAAATATATTGTTGTAGTTGAATCAGAAAAACCACCGCAAATTTTTATACATGACGATGTACCAAACATCGGTAAGGTTTTAGAAATTAAAGCGGAAGAAATACCGAACCGTGTACCGGCAGCTTGGTTGATGGAGCGGTATAATTTATCAAGAAAAACTATTATTGATGAATTAAGAGCGTTTAATCTTGGCGGTGATGGGAAGCACCTTTATAGTCCTGCTACTGTCATGCCAATTTTGGATAATCTTAATAAGGCCAAAGCACAACGGCAAGCTAGACGCAAAAACTAAAAAAAGGCGCATTAAGCGCCTTTATTAATCTTTTTGAAAAAATTATCAAATTTAACTTTTAAATCAATCATACTTTTAAATTCTGAATTTTCACTTATAAAGGCATCTAAGTTTTTTCTGGTTAGATCAGAAATATCTTGATGACCAAGAGTATGTTGACAAGCTTGATTATAAAGATCCACTATACTTTCAAACCTAGTGTTTTCTTTAACAAAATCATTAATAGCAAGTTCTTCTGCAAAATTTATATCCTTTCTGATAATATCCCATTGTTCATCTAACTTTTTAATACGTTCAATCTCAGCAATTTGTTTGATTACCATGGGTTTTGTACTCATCCTATACAATGTAATGCCTATCTTATTATTTAAAATGAATCAAAAAATAGATAATTTAAATATTTTATTACAATAAAGTTACCCTGCCCCCACTGCGCCACCACTCATTTCCAAGCATTTGATTTATATTAAAAATTATAACCTTGCCAAGGTTGGGGTCGCGAGTTCGAGTCTCGTTTCCCGCTCCAAAATTTAAAAACCACTTAATTCGAAAGAATTAGGTGGTTTTTTTATTGTTGATTACTGAGTTTTGGCTATTCAAATTAGCTATACTTTTCGACGATCATATTTTCATTATGACTAATAATCAGTAATTCTTAGAACACTAAAAAAAACTTACCAAAACTTTATTCTTAAGCCCTCTTACTCAAGTTTTTTAAGAAATATCACTTAGTAGTTTTAAAGTCAGAAAAAATTAACGAATTCTGTAACAAGCATCTAGCTTGGCTTTAATTTGGCTATAACATGACCATGAATCATCTTTATAATTTTTAATCACTTTTTTTGTTTTACCATCCCGATAATAATTAACCGCTTCCAATAACTCATCTGAGTCACTTCCCATAGATATAGATCGTTCTTCACTATCAGTATTCATGGTTGACTCTTCAATTAAGTATTCCTTCTCACCAATAGTAAGAAGTGTGTACATTCCACCAGCACCTCCACCAGATGAAACAATACAAGGTTTAGCAATGTTTTTCCCATCTATAACAAAGCATTGACCTATTCTATCTGGGTTTTCATGTGCAAACGCTGCAACTGAAATCAAAAGAGAACTTAGTAAACAAATAATAGTTTTCATGGAATATAATCCGTTTTTAAAGATCTAAGTTTTTAAGCTCATTAAGACGCTCTTTAGTTTTATCGGCTTCACAACTCAAGATAATTAAATGAGAACCCGCCCCCATTGCTTGAGATCCATAATACCCCATCAACCCAGAACATTGTTTTGTACGATAATCAAGCCAAGCCTTTTGAGAATTTTCCAAATTGGCTTTCCCTTCACCATCCAAGTTTGAAGCTAATTTATTGTAAATTTTATTCATTTTAGCTTTATCAGTTTTTAACTGTTTATCAAAACATTCGATATCAGAATAAACATTACCAGTTTTACATTCTGCATGAGCAACCCCACAAAATAACACTAACAAAGCAAGCATTAATTTCTTCATTTATATAATACCTTTCACATTTCTAACCATTTGAATCATTAGGTTTTAATTATGACATGAAACAAATTTTATTCGTACCAGAGGTTTCGTTATTTAGCTATATTAGCCATTTCAGTTACGGCAGCATGGTTAATGGATCGCTATAGCCTGTCGCGAAAATTAATAATTGATGAGCTTCGTCCATTCAATAAAGGGACTGATGGGAAACATCTTTACGATCCGAATGAAGTTATTCCTATCCTTGAAAACTTAAATTCAAAGACAGCAACGGTAGTCGAGAAGAAAGAATTAAAAAAGGGGCTTTAAGCCCCCTATAAATTATAGATTACTATCACGTGGACGAAGTTTATTGATCAATTTAATTACAATTTTATTATATATATCTCCAATTACTTCAATGGTGCAATTATTAAAATTATGCATTTTCTCAATAGGTTCATCATAATTAATTTTAGCTAAATTCATACTGCCAAATAATTCATCATAGGAATTTTGCAGCCTAACATTTTGCTTTTCTAACTCTTCTAAAGCTGCTTTAATAAATATGGAATCGCCACTTACAATTTCATACTCTTTTAAATTCATCAATAAGTGCATTGAAAGTGCAGAATATTTTCCTTTATAAGCATTAATTTTGGTCATGCTTTTATAAGATAAATCAGAATTTGGAATTACATTTTTTAAGGATACAAGAATATCTACTCTACGGTCTATTTCTGAAAAATTAAGATCATATAATTCTTTAAATATATTTTTAATATTTAGAATAAATTCTTTTTTTGTTTGGTACTCTTGCTCTTCACGCCAATCCTTATAAAGGGCAAAAGCAACCAACGCAGCAATAAGTGTCGAAAAAGAGGATAGATAATCGCCCTCAATTTTATAAAACTCTTTTACTTCGATGGATAACCCTAAAAAAATAAAAAAAATAAAAAGTAGTGATAGTGAGTAAAAAAGGTATTTTTGCATTTTTGGTTAAACAGTCTTTAAAATTTCGCTAAAATAATAACCGAAGCCCTATAAAATTTGTAAAAAATTATTCGGCACCATTAAAATATAACCTATTGTTATTTAATATTTATTATAACCTTGCCAAAGTTAGAGTCACAATTTCGAGCCTCATTTGACGCTCCAAAATTAAGAAAACCACCTAGCTTAAAAAATTAGGTGGTTTTCAGTATCGGTTAGTTAGCTATTTGCACCAACACCCTCAAATATTTTTAGCTAAATCTTTTGCCAAACATTGTTCATGCCAAGTGGTTTGGAAGTTCTCGACAGCTTTTGACTTGATGAGAGGATCTTCAAATAATTTTGAAGAATATGCAGATTTGATAAGCTCTTGATAAATTTGTTTGGCTTGTTCCTCTTCAAGATGATTCGCTATGTCATGTAGCTCTTTAGCTGGCACCTCATGTTGTCTAGCATCCATCACGCCACTTGCTGCTTTTTTAACAGTTTCGCAGTAATGAAGCTGCATTGCTTCTGATGCTGCATAACATTGAATTGAAATCGCGCTTATAAAGAGGAATATAAATCTCATAGTCTCACCTTAATTTGACGCGCAAGGTTAACAACTAATTTCCCAAAATTTAAGTTAAGAAAGGTTAATTTTGTTTTGTCTTATTTTATTTCACCTTTTGCACATGAGTGTCAGAAACATTAAGCACTTTTCCATCTGCCGCGACTGGCGCCATGAATGGAATTTGCTGACCTGTTT